CAAGACGAAAAACATTCGCCGCACATCGTAGGGCACCGAGACGTCCATGATTCCGCAGAACCAGACAATGAGCGCGCCGATCAGCAGGAGAACTGCGATCACAATCGCGATGTTTACGACACCAAGCAACAGGCCAGTGAGGGTCAAAGTCATTTCCGGTCTCCTTCGTTCTTTGTCAGCGCATCCACGATCCGCTCGATGCGATCCTTGTTCTCCGCAGTCTGGCTTTCGAGAATGCTAAGCCGGTTATCGACCGTGGCGAGGTGCGGCGATCCGCGAACCTCCAGTGTCGTGACGCGGTTTTCCAGCCGCGCGATGTATGCCGTCATCGTCATCAGCGTCGCGACCACGCCAACGGCTTGCGCGATCAGGAAGTAAACCAGTGTGCTGTTTTCGCGGACCCAAATTCTAAGCTGGTCGGTCATAGCGGCGGTTCATCCCGGCCACGGTGAGAGAAACCTCCATCGGGGTCCGTGGGGAGAACCGATTCAGGATCAGAAATCCGCGGTCGCGCAGCACCCGCAGCCGCGTGTGGAAAGCCGGGGCGTTCTCTGGTCGGATGCGCAGATAGCGCTGCAACTGGAGGACCGTCACCGATCCCTGCCGCAACTGCAACTGGATCAGCAGCAGCCGTTCGTCATCGTTGAACCGTTCGTCGGTCACTCCGGGTCGCCTTCCACGTAGGGCGCGATCTCGCCGCCCGCTTCGAGATAGCGCAGCCAATCGCCCACTTGGCAATCGACCGAATGCTGCCACACGCGGCCATTCTCATCGAGGGCTGCGACGTGCTGATCGGTGGTGAACGAGCCATCCGGCTCGATAAGCTTGACGAAGCGGGCAGAGACAAAAGCCATGGCTTACATCCTCGCGCTGATGCCGGTCATTTCGTGGAATAGCTGCGCGTTGGCAGCCGCCGACGAGATGCGGCCAACGCGCAAGGCACGGGGCGGAAGGAAGGTATAGCTGCTGGTCGCCGGGAAGCTTGCGGATTGCCCTGAATTGGCTTTCTGCACAAACGTTTGCGTCGCGGGGCGCATATCGACGGGCAGCGTGGCGATGCAGTAGCAGGTGGTGATGCTGGTAACGTCCTTGCTGTAAATCGAATATTGCATCACGTAGTAGCGCTGGCAGGCCAGCATTTCCTTGTTCTTGTCGGGAACCTTGAACGGCGGCGGCTGGCCGGTGCCGGTGAGATCGAGGTAGAGGCCGACATCGAATATCTCGAAAACGTTGGCGGTCGATGCCGCACCGTTGGTCATGCCTGTCGGGGCAACTTGCGCTCCGGTCGCCCACGCATTGGGCGCGACCATATAGGTCGAGCCTGCGGCGAAGGTGATCCACAGTTCCATGCCGTTGACATCGGTCTGCGGCCACGTACCGGTGATGTCACCGGGAACCTCGAACGTCCTGATCTGATCGATGTTGGCCTGCGCGGCGGTGATCACCAACTGTGTCGCATAGATTCGAGAGCCGGTGACGTTGCGAATAGCGACGCCATATGTGCCAGCCGGTCCCTTGAAACCGAGCCGCACGATTATCTTTCTCGCTGATGCCGAGCCGAACCGGAAGTCGGCGATGCGGCTGCCTTCGAGGCGCTGGAGGATGCCGAAATATTCCCCACCCACCGGCGTCGCGCCAGCCACCGAGATGGTGGTGCGCAGCCTGTACTGCGTTCCGACCTTGACGCGAGCATAGCTGGCGACCAACGAAGGTTGCGAGTAAGCGCCCACCCACTGGTCGGCGGGATACCAGCCGTTGGCTCCGCCCGTGTTGCCGTTCTCTTGGCTGATCTGCATCGCCGGATTGATGAGACGGTTGCGCGCGTAATTCAGCGACGCGCCCTGTTGCTCCGCCAGCATCTTCGGCGTGAGATAGCTGGCGGTGTCGGTGCCAGCCGCAGCCTGCGCTTCCGTCGATTTGGCAGGCAGGCCGAGGACGCTCACCCACGCCGTATTGGTGAGATTGCGCTGACGGAGATAGCCGTCGGGCGGAATACTGGTATCGAGCCAGAACATGCCGGGGTACATCGTCGCTGGCGCTGTAGCGCCTGACTGGCAGGATGCCAGCGCCTTGAGCGCGTTGTTCATGTCGAGCAGCACTGCCGCTCCAGTCCCGTTGTCGATGACGCAATCGTGCTGGCTCAAGGTCTTACATCCTCGCGCTGATATTGCAGTTCGACACGAACTGGGCAGGTTGGGCGGTGGCGTTGGCCGTGCGATTTTCCCTAAGCTTGAAGGGGCTTCCTGTACTGCTGGGGAGCGCAATCAAGGCGACCGTCCCGGCTGTTGTTGGAAAGGCGGAAGCCGCGACGTTGGTAGCGTCAATCGTCGGAGTGCTGATGCGCATCTCCACCGGCAGCGAGCCGATGGCCGCGTAATAGACGAGTCCGGACGTGACGGAGCCGCTGTACATGGTGCGGCAGTCCTTGACGTAGTAGCGCTGGCAGTCGCGTAGGTCCTCATCGAAGGGCGGCAGCATCCAGCGCGGCGCGACGCCGCTCTGACGCTCATCAACGTAGAAGCCGACATCGAACAGGTTGAATTCATTGTTGACCGTGGCGAGGCCGTTGCTCATCCCGGTCGCGCCGATGTAGTTGCCCGTCTGCCAGACCGATGACGCCCCAAGGAATGTCGTGCCAGCCGCTACCGTGATCCAGAGAATGATGGAGCCTGCCGTAGTGATCGGCCATGTTCCGGTGATGTCGCCGGGAATAGAGAACGTCTGCTCGGTATCGGTGTTGGCCTGCGCCGCGCTGATCGTGAACGGCACACAGTACGAGCGGTACGGTGTCGTATAGGTTCGAACGCCGACGCTATAGGTGCCAGCCGGTCCCCTGAAACCAAAACGAACGATGACCCGTTTCGCGCCCGCCGCGCCCCAACCGAGAGTATCGACGCGCAAACCTTCGATGGGTTGCCAGAACGAAAGATAATCGCCAGCGGCAAGCACCGCTTTGGCCACCGTCACGTTGATACGCAGGCGATGTGACGATCCACGCGGCGTCGAAAATGCATGCCGATTGGCGGTGACAGTGGCTCCTGACGCCGAGGAAAGGGTGACGAGCCACTGGTCGGCAGCATAATAATTTCCGCTTGTCGACAGCGATATGACGTTGTTGTCGTTCTCCTGACTGATCCGCATCGCGCCGTTGACGATGTGGTTGAACGCCTGCCAGTCGGGAATCGTATCCAGCTTCGCTGTGTATCCGGCTGGCGTCACGAAGGCGGCATCGTCGGTGCCAGCGATCACCTGTGCGTTGGTCGCTGCGGTCGGCACTCCGACCATCGGCACCCAGCCCGTGTTCGATTGGTTGCGCTGCTTGACTTGACCGTTCGGAAGCACACTGGTGTCGAGCCACAGCATTCCGGCTATCGGAGCGGCAGGCTCGACAGCCCCGGAGTTGCACGTCGCCAGCGCCATCAGCGCGTCATTGAAATCCAAGCGGACGTTGCGCCCGGTGGCATTCTCGATCTGATAATCGTGCGTCGTCACTACATCCTCGCGGAAAACATCAGCGTTGACGTGAAGAATCCCGATGGCCCGGTCGTATTGGCGGTCCGCAACTCGTAGATCGTTTTAGTGTTGTAGATGGAAACCGATCCGACAGCATTTGGGAACAAAGCCGGTGTCTCGCCGACCGCGCTCGCGAGCAGCGTTGGGTTGGCCCGCATTTCGACGGGCAGATAGGCCATCGCGGTATATTGTGATCCGGACAGGGCAGTGCCGTGCCAAAGGGTGGTGACCCCAGAGACGACATAGCGCTGGCAGGCCAGCAGTTCTTCTGCCGGGTCCGGCGTTTCCCAAAGGGGCGGGATACCCGACACATCGTCATCAAGGTAGAGGCCGACATCGAACAGTTCGAACACGTTCGATGTCGATGCCAATCCGTTGGTTGCTCCGGGCACACCGATAGCGCCGGTTGCCGGGGTCCAAACGTTGGATGCCGTGTTATGCGCTGCGCCGGTCGCTATCGAGATGTAGAGTTCCATGGACCGGGCATTCGTTGTCAGCCACGATCCAGCCGGGTTGCCGGGGATCACGAGGGTCTGCACGGTATCGGCGTTGGCCTGCCCGGCTGTGATCGTGATCGGCGTCGTATAGGCGGGGTAGGGCGATATCCCGCGAAGGGCGACTGCGTAGGTCCCGGCTGGAGCCTTGAATCCGAACCGCAGAATTACCCGCTTGGCGCTCGCAGTGCCGAACATGAAGTCGGCAATCTTGGTGCCTTCCAGCGGTTGGTGAAACGAACAAAAATCACTCCCTCCCAGCGCCGCCAACGCGGTCGTCACCGATAGTCGAAACCTGTACAGCGAGCCGCCGGGCGTTATCGAAGCTACCCGAGCAGCCGTAACGTCCGCCCCCGCCGCAACCATCACAAACTGCCACTGGTCGGCGGGAAAATAGCCGCTCACCGTCGATGCCGTGTTGCCGTTCTGCTGGCTGATCTGCATCGCCGGATTGACGATGTGGTTGAGGTGGCCCGGCTGCACGACCGCATCTCTGGCCGCCACGCCCGCTGGCGTTACGTACTTTGCATCGTCGGTGCCGGTCACCGTCTCGGCGCTGGATGCCTTGGCCGGGAAGCCAGCGACACCGATCCAAGCGGTGTTGGCCTGATTGCGCATCTTTAGCTGGCCGTTGGGCGCAACCGTGGTGTCGAGCCAGAACATGCCCGCATAGGGCGCGCCGCCACCATGAGCTATCTCCGGAGGTGTGAAGGCGGCGGTCCAGCGCGCAACGCCTACCGACAGCCGGAACTCGTCAATCCAGCCGTTCCATAGGTTGGCGACGATATCGCCCGGCGCGCCGACACGGAAGGTGTTGGCGCTATCGTTGATCGCGCCGGTGATGGCGACGTCGCCGCCCTCCTGCACACCGTCGATGAACAGTCTAAGCGTGTTGCCACTGCGGGTGTAAGCGACGTGGTGCCAGCCGGGATTGACGGCATTGGTGAAGATCGTCGTGCCTACGACCGAGACAAGCGAGCCGCCCTGATAAGCCTGTGCCGTGATGACGCCTGAGATAGCCCTTGCGCACCGCGTCGAGATCGTCGTCACTGTACCGGAACTGTCGCTCTGCCCCCACAGGTACTCGGAAGTGCCGCTGGAATTGCTCTTGAACCAGCACTCAATCGTGAAGTCGTTCGCGCCGAGCGTGAAGTCAGCATGGTCCGGTGTCGAAAGATAATCGCCAGTGCCGTCCAACAGGAGTGACGAGTTGCCAAACTTGCCCTGCGCCGTATCGATCTGCGCATTGCCTGCTGCCGTCCACGTATGGGCAGAGCCGCCCACGGCGTTATCGGTTATGGCTGTGCTGGCATCAGGCCCGTCGAAGTGCAGCATGACCTTGGTGTAGGCGTCGTTTTCGCCAGCGACCGCAAACGGAGCGACCGGCCCGGAATTGAGCGAGGCCAGCGCCTGCAAGGCAGATTGTAAATCCTCGCGAACCGCGAGACCGAGGCCGTCCGCTATGGTGAAGTCATGCTGGGTCACCGGCTAGCGCCCGCCTTCGCCGGGAAAATCTCTCCGGCCTCGCTCTCGTCCACAACCGGAGGCATCTTGAATGTGCCTTCCTCGTAGAGCGAGCCGATGAAGACATCGGCGAGGCTCTTGGGCGCTTCCACCATTTCGGTGTTTTCAGCCACCTTCCAGACGAGGTTGTAGCCTTCGATGATCTGGATGATCTTGCCATCGCCGACCAGCGCGTAGCGCATCAGCGGTATCTCCGGCGCGCCAAGGGGCTCGACTGCCCGCTCCGGGGCGTTCGGCAACAGCCCCTGCCGCGCCGGGTCGCCCGCCAGCCTGATGGTGAACGCATCGCCTTCCTTGCCGTACCAGACCTCGCCCCGGTGATCGGGAATCTCCGACCACGCCTTGCTGGTGTTAGACCACGCCAGCGCGCAGCCATCGCTGCAAGCTTCAGGAGGGGCGACCTCCGTGGCATAGGCGGGGATCAGGAACTCGCCGGGGCTCATCGGGCTCGGCTCGGCTTCCGACGCGCCAGTGAACTGGCCATTGACCGGATGGTAGTTGTAGACCGTCATCGTTGTTTTTTCCGTCGTCATGATCGACCTCACAGGTACTTGATGCAGTAGAGCAGTGCGATGTTGCGCGGTCTATTTTCGCCGCCGCCGCCAGTTTGCGCGGTGGCAGTCAGGGCGATGGCGTGGGTATGGTTGGCGCTCTGCGTGTTGGTTGTTCCGGACACGGCGACCGTGTGCGTATGCGCCGCGCCGCTGGCCCCGGTCACCGGGTTAACGCTGGCTGGTCCAGACTGCACATTATCGAAGCCCCACGAGTAGGCTTGCCCCGGATTGTAGATGATGCCGTCGATGTTGTGCTGGTGGTTGGCGCTGCCCGTGTTGGTCGAGGACGAGTTATCGCTGAAGGTGTGGGTATGGCCGACGCTGTTGATCTGTGTATTTCCGTTCACCGCATGCGTGTGGCTCTCCATCAGGTCCGATTGCTTCGCGCCGAACGCATGGCCCGGATCGATGGTGCCGCTGCTGTCGTAGCCGCGAATAAACTCACCGCGCAGATCGGGCAGCGAGAAGTGGCTGGAATCGGCGGCCCCGTAGGTCGTTCCGATCTTCAGGTACAGCGGGTTGTATGGGCCGTCCCGTAGCAGGCTGGCCCCGTTGCAGGCTATCCACAGCGTGGGGGCCGCATTCATCGCGAATGCCATTATCCCGCCGATGGGAACGCCGATGGAGTCCACGTAAGCCTTGTTGACGATATCGCCAGCGGCGGTCGGCACCCCGCCAGCCGTTGGGTTGAGCGTCAGCAGTCCATCCTCGCGCAACGTCATCCGGTCCACCCCGGAGCCGTCGTACTTGTCGTTCCACACCCAGCGGGCCGGAGCGGTGCGCGCTCCGAAATAGAGGTCGGCGGTGTTGAATCGGAAGTCAGGGGGCAGCAGGACCGGCAGCCAAGCGGTGTTGGCCTGATTGCGCTGGCGCAGGATGCCGTCAGGAACAATGGTGAGGTCGAGCCACAGCATCCCCGCATACATGATATCCGGCTCGGTGGTCCCGGAGTTCATGGAGGCGAGCGCCCTGAGAGCCGCTTCCATATCGACCCTGACGGAGCGGCCATCCGCATTGTCGATGACGAAATCATGCTGCGCCATGGTCAGTATCCTTGTGCATGCCAGTCGAAAGTGCGCAGGCCGGTCGGATGCCCGCCGCCCGACGCGATAATCTCGATGGTGAAATACTCGGTAGTTTTCATTCCGGCACCCGTGGGAAGGACGATCTTATCGGTCGTCAGTGCGTCCTGAAGGGTCACCACAATGGACGGGATCGTGTAGAATTTTATCCGGAAGTAGACCTTCATCAAGTTGGCGTTGTAGAGGACATCTTGAGCCGCATCGAACTTGTTGAGGAAATCGCCCGTGATACTCAACGTCTCGATGCCGATGTTCTGGCCCGCAGGGGCCGTCAGGATGGCGCGGAAATTCCATGCCCGCGCGAAATACTCGCCCGTGATGAAGCGCGCCCAATCGGACCAGATCGCGGTCGGCAGCAGCGGATCGTCCAGCGTTGACCTGATCTCTAGCTGGATCTCGCCATAGAGGCCGGTGGCCGCATCGTCCCAGCTTTCCATTTCGTCAACGAGTTCATCGCGCTCATCGAACGTCTCCGCATTCTGGTAGTACGGGAAGGCCAAGACATCGGCGGCGAGGCGCACGGAGAATGCCCCTCCAGCATCGAGGCTGTTGGCAAACGTGTAGACGCCGCGCGGCGCTGGCACTTCCGCCCCGATAGGAACCTCCAGAACATCGACATCGGCCCAAGCCGACATATTGGTTTCCTGCGCGTCCCACTCGCCGCCCACAAGGCCGATCACCAGCCAATCCTGCGGCAGCTTGATGGTGGTGCCGTCGTGAAGGCCAAGCCAATCCGGATGCTCGTCTATTTCCAGAAACTGCACGTACTGGCTGTCGGCGGCGAGGCCGATGATCGATGCCCACGATGGCGATGGCCTGCCGTCGATATCGAACACGCGCAGCATCCATGTGCCCGGCTGATAGGTGGACTCGGCGCTGGTCGCTGTGCCGGGGATCGAAGGAACGACGATCTGCGCGGTGTTCCAGACAGCACCCGTAGCCTGCGGCGTGAAGCGCATTTCGAATCTGCCGCCGACCCTCACATCGATCTCTTTGGCAGCATCCCACTTGAACATCGCCACGTTGCCGAGGATGGTGATGCGGAATCCTGTCGGATTGGCGGGCGGCGCGGTCAGCCCGACAATGGTTTTGTTGATCTGCGTCATCGGACCCTTGAGGCCGAGGGTCCCGATGGGGGTCACCTGAAACTGGTAGTTGCCAGCCGTGACAGGCACGTTGATCGCATGCTGGTCGGTGCGCTCGTGGGTCCAGTTGTCGCCCACCTTGTGCCAGTTCACATCGAACAGCGGCGAGAGCGATGACCACGAGAACGTCGCCATCACCTGTAGCGAGATCGAGGATGTCTGGAGCAGATATTCGATCACCTTGGCGTTGGTGACGGCTGGCGGCTTGGCCGAGATATCGCTTATGTCCGGCTCGCTGAAGGCGATGTTCTTCTCGACGTAATCCCACTTCTCCGGATAGTGGCGAACGCCGCTGACATCGTATTTGTCGATGCCGTCCTGCTTGACGTTGATGACCCGCCACAGCGTCGCTTCCAGCACGTCGTCATCGGTTATCACGAACACCGAATCCGGGGCCGGGGCGCGCGAGAATCCGTTGGCGAGATCGACGAAGGTGATGGTCCCGCTGGCGGCGGCGGTGAAGCTGCGCATCTGCACGGTGGCGGTGTCCTCGTCGGTGACGATCAGGCAGGATATCTGATATCCTGCACCCGCCGTCACGGAGACGGGCGCATCGAAATAGATGAGGTCGTGCGTGGTGCCCGCGCCCACGCGCCCGCCGCGCCGCTTGCCAGCGACATTGACATCCATCACCTTGATGATCGAACCGGGCCGAAGATAGGCTCCGTTGACGCCGGTCGAGAAGTTGATCGAATCGTCCTCGTAGTTCTCCGTGTACAGCGTCCACTTGCCGTGGCGGATGGCTTGGCTTTCCGACGTGCAGCCGAATGCCTGTTCCTGCGCCGTCATCAGGCCGAGCCGCGAGATCGCATCCTGATCCTCGACAACCGCGATCCGCGTTTCACCTAGCTGCGCGGGGTCGTTCCAGCCGATGGTCACCTGTGTGTGGCGCGCCCGCAGATCGGTGCCGGAATAGGAGAACACCCCGTCCACCACATTGGCGTTGGTGTAGAGATCGACGGGGCTCTCCGGCTGGTCGGCAACCAGCACGAGTTGCCCGCCCGACCAGTAGGTGAAGCCCCGGAAGATCGAGGCCATCTGCGTAAGAAGGTCGTAAGCCTCCTGCCGGTCACGGATGATGATGTTGCAGACGTAGCGGCGCTCGTAGGTTTTGACTCCGGAGGCGTTGTACTTTCCGGTCCACACCCGCTGGTCGCAGAACACGCCCGCCTTGTAGAACGACCACTTATCGAGCATCGAAGCGGGAAGGTAATCGCCGATGCCGTAGCGGCCATTGTAGATGAGGTCGTAAAGCACCCACGCAGGGTTGTTGCACCAGCCGAAGGCGAACGTCGAACCATCCCATGTGCCCGAATAGGTTCCGGTGTCCGGGTCCATGTTGTTCGGATATCTGATCAGCAGGCCCTTGACGTCGTAGGTGCGCTTCGGGATGGCGCGGAACTGTTCCGCATCGATGATGGTTCCGACCACCGCGCTGTTGGTGTAGGCCACCTTGTCATCGAGGATCGCGGTGAAATCGTCCCAAAAGATATCGTTCATCAGATATTGCGAATCCGAGTCCGCCGTCAGCCGCGACAGCCTGATGTTCCACGGGCCGGGCTTGGGCAGATTGAACGTGTAGCTTCTTTGGTAGGTGGAGGTGGTCTTGCCTGTGATCGTGTAGTCGCCGATCTTGGCCCAGCCGCCGCCATTGTTCTGCAACTCGATGCGGAAGGCGACCTCCGATCCGGAGATGTTTCCGTTCTCCTTATCGACCACTTGCAACGATGGGATGCTGACGGTGACGCGGCAGCGGTCGAAATCGGTGTTGAGGATGTTGCGGACAATCGGAACGTTTTTCTTGATAAGTTCAAGCCGGACATCTTCCGGCGATTCCTCCGAGGTGAAGCCAGCCATCATGGTTTGAGACTGGGTGCCCTGCCTGAACTGGATGTTCGGGTTGGAGAAATTCATCACGCCATCGGAGCGCTGCACGACCACGCCATCGTAGTAGGTGCCCTTGGCGATGTTGTAGTCGCCGTTCCTGTCAACGATGCCGAAGATCGGCCCTTCGCAGAGGAGGTCGATGACGCGCGCGACCTGTTTGCTCTTGAGCGTGTTCGGCGCTTCCTCGCCGCCTTCCGTATTGTCCGAGCCGCCCTTGCCCATGCTGCGCCCGCCGATCTGGCGGTTGGCATGCACGATGGGATATTTGAGCATCGCGTCCATCAGGTGATCGCCACATCGGAAACGGAGAGGCCAGCCGATACGACGACCGATCCGGAGAACACACGCCCGTAGATCAGCGGCACGGCGACGCCCTGCGCGGTGACGTTCTCGGGACCGGAGAAGGCGAACGACTCATCCTTCTTCTCCTCGGCGGCAGGCGGCTTTTCCGGCTGCTTCGGGCGGAACAGCATGGAGAGCCCGAACAGGACGCCAGCCACCAGCAGGGTGCCGAGTATCTGGGCGGTCACCGATGTCGCCGCGATGCCAAGCACAGCGCCGACAGCCATCGGGCCGAGGAAGGTCTGGCCTTCGATGCGGGGGATAAGGTGGATGTCGTGCGATACCGGAAGCATTGCGGCCTCCGGGCCCGCGCGCACCTCGTTGTCATCGACAAGGATGACGTAGCGGTCGCACTTGCGGAACTCTGCCACGAACTCCGGATAGTTGGCATCGAGCGCCCGCACCGCCTCGTGCGGCGTCCTGATCGCGAACGAATGCAGCGCCCCGAACTTGTCGCTCAGCGGCGGGTAAAGGTGAACGTTGACCAGCTTCTGGACGCCATCGACCATCATTGCGGCGGCTCCACTTCCGGGGGCGGTGCCGTCAGGAAATTGCGGTGGCGCAGATGCAGTTCGGTCGCATTGAGATACATGCCGCCATACACCTCGCGCACCGACAGCCGCCCGTGCAGTTGGTGCAGCAGGACGCCGACGCCGAGTTTCCTGTCATGAAGGTAGAGGCCAAGATGGTTGATGACGGGAGAGTTCACCCGCATCCCCATGATGTCGCAATGCTGCGGCGGGCTGTCCTGCGGGATCTTCACGAAGCCCGCCTCGGCATAGTGATCCTCGATCAGCGATTGGCCCTTCTTCCAGAACTGCCAGTCACGGTCGAAATCGGGCAGTTCGATTCCGGTGTAGGACCAGAACCCGTCGCGGATCAGCCCGAAGCAATCGGTGGAGCCCCAGCCCCACGTCCGGCCCACCAGCGGCGCGCGCCAGCCGCTCGGCTCGATGACGGCCCACTGCCGCGTCGGCCAGCATATCAGCACCCACGGCAAGCCCTCGCGCTCCACCGTCGTCCTGTCGGCATCGCTGGCTATCGGCGGGTGATAGACGTGGGAGTGGCAGATCGCCTCGATCTTCTTCGCCGCCGCGATGTCCCGGTACTGGCGCATGTCCATGGAAAACTCGGAGGGGACGGTCGATTGGTTGGTGACGCGGATGTACTCGCCGTCTGCGATGACGCCGCAGCATTCGAGCGGCTGCACAGCCGCCGCATGCTGGAAAAGCGCGTCGATCTGTTCCTCGGTCGGCGTCATGTGTACCTCGCCAACAGCGACGCCGGGAACGCGCTGGTCTTCAATGGGTTGACCGTGCCGAAGCGCAGCTTGCACGAGGTCAGCGTCTTGCCGCAGCGGTCATCGCCGTTGACATCGAGCCCCGGATAGACCGGATCGTTGGTGATCTTCGCCCCCGCATAGCTGCATTCCGGCGACCGGTAGAGCCACTGGCATGTGCCCGCGATCACTTGCCTGCGCGGTATCTGGATTCCTTGGATGTCGAACGGCACCGCAAGTTCCCATTCGACAAAGATCGGGTTCTCAACGACCTTCCGCGAAACGAAGAAAATCTCATCCTCGAAATGCGCGTTCGGATCGGCGTGGGTGTTGCCGACGCCGGGAAAATTCACCGCATCGAGATACTTGCCCAGCGTCCGCTTGCGCGTCACCTTGGCCTTCAGCCCGTCCTTGATGGGGCGCATGAACGCCGCCAGTTGCCCGCCGATGTTCGAGGCCCTGATCGTCGGGCGCGGCAGCTTGCCAACCGCCGTCTGCTCGAATCCTCCAGCTTCTACCGGATAGGCTTCGTAGGTCACGCCCTGCCAGACGATAGGGTCACGATTCTGCTTGGTGCCGGGATGGAAGCGCAGGATCGGCTTGGCCGACGCGCCCGGAATCGCTGTCGCATCGAACACGTACATCTCGATGATGGCGTGCGGCTGGAGAGTGTTGACGTCGGCTCTGACTGACATGGCTAAACGATGGGCCCGATGGTGACGCCGTTGGCTAGGACGAACTCGGCAACGAGGCTGCCGTACATGACGCTGTTCCACGTCACAGGGTCGCGCTTGCGGATCACATCGATGGACATCGTCCACTGATCGCAGAACACCTCGTAGACAACCTCCGTGGCGGGGTCCATGAAGTTGAAGGCCGAGCCCTTCATGGACGAGAGGTAGTTGTCCATCTCGATCAGCACCGCCTTCTGGCGGTTCGAGAAAGTGACGTTCCAGCGGACGTTGAGCGCGTTGATGCCGTCCAACATTCGCTGCTGGTAGCCGTCCCCGAATTGCGCCACCCGCACCCGCCATTCTTTCTCCTTGGAGACAGGCGCGTCCGGAAGCCAGCAGGCATCGTCAAGCCCATCGAACGACATCGCCCTATGCTCCCTTCCGCAAGAGCCCGCCGGGGCGGCTCTCCTGCACCAGCACGACCTGAACCGCCGCCTGTATCTGCTTGCCCAGCGCCACGCCGTCGCGCGTCGAGGAGATCACGGCACCGGTCTCGGCCATGTCGATCCTGATATCTCCAACGTTGTTGGTGAGCGTCGTCTGGCCGAGCCCCTTGACTTGGTTGCGCGGCACGACCACCTCGCCAGCATGGGCGAGGATCGGGATCGCGCCGGGCGGCTTCACCAGACCGCCAGTGGCGAACGACGGCGCACCCTTCCACCAGCTAGGATCAGCCCTGCTCGTCGGGTTGCTGGAATCACCGACAACGCCACCCTTCTCCAGAATCGAACTTAGGATGCTGCCGCCGCCGCCGCCGCCGCCGATACCGCCGCCGAGACCGAACAGACCGCCCAGCAATTCCTTCGAGAACAACATTTCGAGGGCCATGTTGATGAGGCCGTCGATGATGCGATCCAGCATGTTGGAGAACGCCTCGCCCGCGTCCACGCCGCGTCGAAGGTCGGAGATGAACCCGGAGATCGCCGACTGAAATACGTTGGCGAACTGCTCGTTCAGCTTCTCCATGTCCTTGGCGAGCGACTTCTGCGTATCGCCGTAATCGTCCAGCGCCGCTTTGGTGAGGCTGATCGTCTGCTGTTCCTGCGATAGCGCGGCCCGCTGCGCATTGGTCAGGACGATGCTTTTCTCGCGCAGCGCATGCTCGATCTTCATCACTTCGTTGGCGGCTTCGTTGAGCGCCGTCTGCCGCTCCGTGGCGTCCAGCGTGGCGATCAGCGCCTCGGTGGTCATGCCGAGTTGCGATGCCTTCTGCGCCAGAAGTTCGTTCTCGTCGCGCAGCGCCTGCAAGCGGCCCTCGTATGTCTCTGCTGCCTCGCGCGCCTTTTTCGAGCCTTCCTCCTGTGCGGCCAGCTTGGCCTTCGAATCGGCCAGCTTGGTAACCTCGTCCCTCTCCTGCTTCGTCAGTTCAGTCCCGCGTTTCTGTGCCGCCTCCTCGGCAGCGGCCATGCCAGCCGAGAGTTCGGCGGCGTAGACCTTCTTGTAGGTTTCCTGATCGAACGCCTTGGTGAGGTCGCCGCTCAGCCGTAGACGCTCTTTCTCCTGATCGTTTTCCTTCTTCTGCGCCTCGGTGAGTTCGCCGACCGCCAGCGCCGCATCGCCAACTTCCGTATCGGACGCATAGACTCGCGCTTCCAATCTTCGGCGTTCGCGGTTGACACCGGCATTGTCGCTGCCGAGCGCCTCGATGGCGCGCGCCACTTGGCCGTGATCGCCAGACTTGATCGCCTTCACGATACTGTTGGGGAGATCGCCGTAATTGTAGGCAATCGAGGTGAGCGCCTTCTTCTGCTCGTCGCCCAGCCCCTCGAACGTCTCGCCGCCGATCTGCCTGCGGATCACGTCCTGAAACTCGCCAAGGCGGCGCGAAAGGTCCTTGGTCGCTTGCTCCACCGTGACGACGGTATCCTGCGTCACCTTCCGAACCGTGTTGTTCTGATCAACAAAGGTGTCGGAGCCGTAGCCGACGCGGTAAGCGTTCACGTCCCAGTAGGCGTTGGCGCGGAACGACTCGCGTTTCTTGATGAACTCGGCGGTATCGCCGGTCGCCTCCTCCAACTCCGCGTCGTTTATGCGTTGAATGCCAGCGGCGAGTTCGCTTTCAATGCGCAGCCGCGCCATCTCGTCGGCGGCGTTCGCGATGGCGATGGCGTATTCCGCCATCAGCTTTTCCAGATCGGTCAAAGTCGGAACGGCGATGCCCTGCATCGCCTTCAGCGCATCGTCGTATTTCTTCTGCTTGGCCAGAACCTCGGCGCTGGCTCCTGTAACCGCGTCGAGAACGGCCTTGAGCGCCTTTTCGTCGGCGATCACCGCCGCGAGAAGCGGAAGCACGGCTCGCAGATTGTTGGCAAGCGTCGCCGCTCCGGTGCCCGGCGCAACGAGTTCGATGCCATCCAGTTGAAGGATCAATGCGTTGATCATCTCCAACGGGTCTTCACCGTCCTCGATGGCCTTGATAACTGCTTCCCACTTCACCTTGAGGTCATCGGCGATCTCGATTGCCTCGACCGATCCAAAAGCCGCGACCAGCCCCGTCATCGGCGGAAGGTCCGTTAGCTTCAACGCCGCCGCATTGGTGTTGCGAATGGCTTGCGTGATCTTGCCAAGAGCCGCTATCGCCTCGACCTGTTCGGCCTTGCCGATGATCTGCTCTAGGATGTCCTTCTGGCCTTCCGGAATCACCGAGCCGAACTTGCTGAGAATCCCCTGCAACTTGGACATCTGCTCCGAGAACTTCTCGGCTTCGTCCGCAGCGTTGGTGAAGAAGTACGTCGCGGCTGCGCTGGCCGCCATCAGCGCAATC